TGGGTTGAAAATTCAGAAATAATATCCAAGCATGCATTGATTTCGCTATCGGAATCCATATTTTCGTATTGATTATAACGTTCAATACGGTTAGGATGTCCAGAATACACTTCAGGTAATCTGCTAGCATAGTTACGGAAGCTAAAATCAGTTTCAGCCTTGCTTACTACACGGCCATCATTTCTGCCGTACCCAGGTAGTCCTTGGTCGCGTCCACCCGAAATAGGACTCATGTTACCACTAAGGTCAGCTACTTTAAAATATTTACGCCATGTCATACAGTTATTTACCGTTAAGCTCGTGACACTTGCAAGATGTCCTTGGAAGTTTTATTGCCATGTTTGCCTACTTCTATCAATTCTTCAAGCCTTGAAACAATCATTGCCATCAAGTCTGACTGTTTTGCTTTTTCTTCTGCAGCTCCGGGCATTTCAACAGGAATTTTTCTGCTGTTGGGCAATGGCACAAACGCTTCATCGAGTCCCGCTTCTGCTGCCTGTACCAATGCGCCCTTTGGTTGTTTGGGAACAATTCCGCCAAATTCTGCTTGGAAATGCACTGGATCGTTTGGAATCTTTTGAAATAATCCTTGCTTGTTGAATGCAGCAACTGCTCGCTGATCAGCGTAATTCTGAATGTCAACTGCTATTCCTTTTTCGTGTCTGCTTTTGCCCGGTGTAGCAACTGGTTTACCTTGTTTTCCACCTGCAATCCAGGCATCATACAAGCGTTGTTGGTCAGCCGAGTCTCGTTTTGCACTGTTGATAGTGATTGGTTGACCAGCAACTGCTTTGTAATCACTTGCTGCTGCAAGAACTAAATTCTTAAACCCAGCATCCAACTGCTCAAAGTTTTCTCTACTGCCAGACCTAGCAGTAAACTTTAAAACGTCATCAATTTTGATTGATTGGGCACCTGCTGTTTCAACTCCTGTTTCGCCGCCTGATGAAGATTTAGGAGCTGCAGCGCCTGTTCCACTGCTTGCAGCAGGTGCTGCTGGTGTGCCACTACCAGCTGGCGCTGTTGGTGCTGCCGGTGCTGATGCTGCTTTTCCTGCTGCTGGCGCTGTTGGTGTAGCAGTAGACGTAGATGCTTGTCCTCGAGCTGCACGATTAGCGCTAGTTTGTGCTGCCGCTGCTTCTAGTTTTTTAGTCGAAGCTAACTTTGCTTCTTTGTTGAGAATAAGCTCTTGTTGTTCTGAGTCAGCAATCTGTTTCTTGAGAGCGGCAATTTTAGCAGTATTTTCTGCTGACTTGTCGTTGGTCTTGGATATAGCAGCAAGACTTTTTCTCAGAGAATCAGTTGCGTCCATTTGATCCATTAGCTTTTTGTCTGCTGAATCTGATTCAGCCCTAGTGGCAGTCATTGCTACTGACGCTTTTGCTTGTTCCTTGGTAGGCGGTGGTTTTTTCGAGTCTGCGCCTCCTCCACCAATTGTTTTATTAACCCAGGCTACAAAATCTTGAAGTGATTTAGAAAATGTGCCTACTGCATTTGCAGCAAATGGCAAAGCCTTGAGTCCAAGACTGAACATTTCTTGACTTAGTCCTTCAAGCGCCCTTTGAGCTTTTACTGTAGAATTAGTTAATTCGTCAGAACCTTTTTCTTGTTCTTTTTGTGCTGCTTTGACTCCGTCAATTGCTTCTACGTTTTTCTCATTGGCCATTGCAGTAACTGCCACTACACTGGTCATTTTTGGTAGTGCACCTGTTGCATCACCCACCGTGCGCATGTGTTCAATCATTGCGCCTTTGTTCTTCTCCATGGACATGCCAAGTTCTTTAGCTGCTTGTGCTGCATCTATTTGATTATTCTTGACCTTTTCCATGATAACGGCTGCTTCACCGTTGGTAGCTCGCATCACCTGCTGTGATTCAGCAGTGTCAAGAGCGCCGGAAACCATGTCTCTCAAGCCTTTACTAACATCCGGCGCTGTTTTAGCAAACATAGCCTGGAAATTATTCATCTGTTTAGCTTCTTTAACACGGCCTTCTGATTCCATGTGCATTGATTGTGCAAGGAACCTAGATTCTGACAGTGCAACTTCTTGTGCTTGTTGTGCTTCTTTCCGGCTCATACCAGTGAGCTTGCTTAACTGATCAAGCTCTCTAGCGTATTCTACCGTGCCTTGTGTTATTGATGCCTGGTCCAGCTTTTGCTGGCGGCCCATCATTGCTTGTTGTTTTACAAATCCTGCCGCAGCATCGCCAATTGCATCGGCGCTGAATCCTAGGTTTCTGAGCGCCATTCCGGCGCCATCATTCGACTTAGTAAGTTTTCCTACTGCTGCAGTATACATGTCAGCGCCTGCGCCAACTGTGCCGCCCATTTGAGCCAGGGCTACTGCATTTTCTTTAACAGACTTTTTAAAGCCTTCCATAGTCATACCAGAAGCAAGGAACTGGTCTGCTACTCCAGTCATACCTTTACTGGTTAATGCTCCTGCATCACTGAAATCTTGGAAGGTTTTTGTAACTGTTTGTAACTGATCAATTACAAACTTACTGGCTTCTCCAGCTGCTTTAACCCCAGCAGCTAGTGCTTCTCCTGCAAATGGTATAGCTTTTGCCATTCCAGCAAGTGCATTGCTGGTAATGTCAATCACTGAATTCATTGCAGTGAAGCTAGTATCCCCTTTACCAACTGCTTGCGAGAATTGGCTAATCCCTTTGGCCATTGCTTCTGCGCCAGAGAATGTGGCCTTGCCAAACGCTTTTACGCCGGTTGCTGCATTATTTGCACCTTGGCCAAGATCTCGTAGGCTTTCTCCTCCGGTTTGCGCTGCATTCCGGAAGTTATTCATCTCTTGTGCTAATTGTTCATTTTCGTCAGCCATGGTTTCTTTGCTAATAAGTACTTTATATTTATGGTACCGATCAATGTCCAATCCTAACAATCCTTTAAAAAGACACTTCCGTCAGCCTGCTATCTACTTGAAGTTGCCTAGCGCAGGAAAATTCTATCCAGCAGACGCTCTTGACATGCCAGCCAATTCTGAGTTGCCGGTATTGCCAATGACTGCAGTAGACGAAATTATAGCCAGGACTCCTGATGCATTGTTTAACGGGTCTGCAGTTATTGAAATTATCAAAAGTTGTGTTCCAAACATCAAAGACGCATGGAGTATTCCTGCTATCGACTTGAACGCTATTCTCGTTGCCGTTCGACTAGCCAGCTACGGGCACACTATGGAAATCAGCAGTACTTGTCCTGCTTGTGGCAATGTACACGAATTTGAAATAGATCTTAGAATTGTTATGGATTCGTTAGGTCAGCCAGACTACGACACCCCATTGGCTATTAGTGATATGTTAATCAAATTTAGACCAATGAGCTATCATGAAGCCAATGAAAACAATCAAAAGCAGTTTGAAGATCAAAAACGTATTCAGTCAATTAACACCGCTGATATTGACAATCAGCAACGAATCAAGATGCTAGGTGATAGTTTCAGAAACATCACAGCATTAACAGTGCATGCAATTAGCTTAGGTATTGAGAACATCGTGACTCCAGATGGTACCGCAACTACTACTGAATTTATTGAAGAATTTTTGCTCAATTGCGAAAAAGCTGTGTTTGAAAAAATTCGAGACCATGCTATTAAGTTGAGAGCCTATGCAGAAATTAAGCCACTCAATATCAAATGTGTCAACTGCGAGCATGAATATCTTCAAGAATTTAGTTTGGACATGTCAAATTTTTTCGTAACCAACTCTTGACCTTAGATCCTGACGGCATTGTGTCGTTGGTTGATCACATGGAAAGTGAAGCCAAGAGCATACGTCGGGAAATCTTAAAACTTTGTTGGTACATGCGAGGTGGTTTGTCCTACGAAGAGGGTATGCAGTTGGGATTTCAAGAACGCGAAATTATCAGTGATATTATCAAAGATAATTTAGAAACTACCAAAAAAACACAATTACCATTTTTCTAATGGATATCGATCAAGTAAAAGAAGATATACTGAAATGGATGAAGGACTTTGTAGAAAAACCTCATCCAGCTCTAGGGGGCTGGGCGCCTTGTCCTTACGCCAGGCAAGCCCGACTCAATCACAGTGTGGGTATATTTCTAGGCAGTGACCCTTATTTTGATCTAAAAAATCTGTGCCGCAACGGTCTGAATGGCAAAGAAGTTGTCATATACGCATACGATCCAAAGGAATGGCCGTTTGAACTGTTTCACAGCTCTTTAGAGCAAGCTAACCTAGATTTCCTGTTGGCGAAGAATTTAATTGTGCTCGAAGATCACCCGAATGACATAGAACTAGTCAATGATGTTTGTATGAATCAAGGACAATATGCGTTGGCTATGTGTCAGAGTTTAAGCTACCTTGATTCCAAGGCACAGCATTTGTTCAACAAGGGTTTTTATCACAACTGGCCCAAGGATTACTTAACCGGATTGTTTAGTCATAGACAACAGCCTAAATGAACTATCAGTATGCAAGAATCAAACTTAGCGAAACCACTTATCAACCTAGTTGCAAGTGGCAATATCTCATGTATCCAGATATCAATCAGCTGACTCAGATTTATCAAACCTACTGTCGATACAAAAAATTCAGCAGTGTTATGCCATTGTTCGAAAGTCAAATCACTGACAGAAGTACAGATGTGATTGGTTACTTTGATCAGAATCAGCTGGTTGCATTTAGTCTCATGAAAAGGTATGATCAGTTTAATGTGTTAGCAAGTCAGTTTGCTTGGACTTACCACCAACCCAAGCAGAGATTAGGAATCGAAAGTTTAAAAACTGAATGTGCTATCTACCGAGATCGAGGATTTGAGCACTTGTATCTTGAGCAAGCACACCTTTACAAGCATGAACTTCAAGGTTTTGAAATATTAGGATCAATATAATGGACATTTATACTATTTGGGCCGACAAAGAAGGCAACATCAGTGATCTAGAATGGGTAGACAACATGAAAAGTTTTTTTGATCAGTTGGTGTCAGAACAAAAGATGGTCAAATATCGTATCACTAGATGCAAAATGGGGTTTCGCAGTATTGCAGATATGCCAGAGTGGATGGTGCTTATGGAGTTCAACGACATGGCGCAAATGGAGCAGGCTTTTCAAAGAGTGGCTCCACTTGAGGGAGAGTTAGAAGACAAACACAAAAGTTTCAATCAATTTGTTAAAGGCAACATACAACATGCATTGTTTAGAGATTGGCCAGCATGAGTACAGTATGCATCACTAGTTTTTTAAGCGTAGGCGGTAGTTTTGTTGACTGGAGTGTGCATTACCTAGCAGGAAAGGATCAATACTATCGTATAGCAGAGCAGTGCTGGACTAATCTTACATCCAATCCATTAACGTCAACTAATGCACACGATCATAACAAAAATCATCCAGCAGGATCTGTTCAAACTGGCCAATACCTACAACAAATAAATCGTAGTGAACAGTTAACATCAATGTATGCATGTCCACTGCCAATGGGAGCAGCACTTGAACAGTTGCAAATCACACAGCCTACTAATGCGCAATTGCCTCAACTCAAAGATCTAATCCTAAAAGATTATCAACAGCTAATCGAATGCGTGTATAATCATGATACTAAATTAATTTACATAGATTCAGATGTTGGTACAGAACTTTATCACATTGTTCCCCGCACTCGACACCTACTGGATTCAGATTCCAATGCATTGCCACAGCCCGGAGTCTCACATGACCGTCCTCATGTGATCCAAACTGATTATACGTACAGCAGCAGTTTTCAACAGTTGTTCTTCAATCAAAGTCTAGCGCATTGGCACACAAACGGTTTAGTAGAAATATGGGATGTACGTGAACGATTGGCTCTGGATCTTAGACCGTTTGACCTATGGGGAATTGGGTTGACTCACTTGAACTTTTCAAAGCCGCATCAATGGGTCAGTTGCAAAGAGTTGTGGAGCAATGGCCCTGATGTACTGTTTAAAATCATGTCATGGATTGATCAACCGGTCAACCAAGAGAGATGGGTGCAGTGGTTGCAAATATATAACAAATGGCAGCAGATACAATTCAAGGCTGCAAAATTCACAAACACATACAAGCACATTTTAGATTGCGTGATCAACAATTGGTATTACGAAATTGATTTGTCATTCGAACAAGAAGTCATAATACAGCATTGTTTGATTTACAATCACGGATTAAATTTGAAAACTTGGCAATTGAAAAAATTTCCCAGCAATACTAAAGATCTACACAGTTTGTTAGAACAAAACTTTCATGTCCTGCCTGTCTGAGACTTA